CTTCAAAAGTGCCGGTAAAGCCAAGCTTCCTTTTGGCGCGGTCGTACAAATCCTGACCTGCACCTTGAGCAATGGCGGTTTCCTTAACGTCAATCTCAACGGTCGGCGTTTTGTCGCTAAGAGTAAATACATATTCCGTCATAGTGTTACCACCTCCAGTAAGCAGATTTCTCCACGAATCAGCGTGTGCCGTGTTGATACGTTCAAAATATCGTATTTGGCGCGTCGCCATTTCGCATTTTTGGAAAATTCAGGCGGAAACTCCAGCGTTAGTACGTTCTCCGCTACTTGGATATTCGCCGTAACCTCGAACGTCTCCCCAGTGCTTGGCTCAACCATCATCTTCAAACTAGCGGTCGATAAATCAAACGGCTTACCGTCCGCCGTTACCGTTACTTCAAAACGCCGTGCGTTTCCGCGCGGTATCTCGATGTTTATAATCGGGATTTCCGCTTTGATTTTAATCATAATTCCCCCTTTCAGGGTTTTTGACAAAATTATCAAAAGACCAAAATAAAAGGCCGTCATGTTTCAGACGGCCTCTTCGTTCACTTGGATTTACGCTCCAACGCCTCGACTTTTTCAGTCAGCTCTTGAATGGCTTTGGTTAATACCGGAATAAAAGTTTCATACTCGATTGTGTATGTGTCGTAATTCAGGTTCACCATAGGCAACTGCCCATATTCAGCCTCAAGCGCGGCAACGTCTTGAGCGATAAACCAGTGACGTAGTCTATCTTCCTTATGGCGGCCGTCTTTCTTCGGCTTCGCCCACCACTTACGCAATTTTTCTGAACGCTCATCTTCCGGCAGGTCTTGGAAAAGCTCGTCAACGTATGAATCGCGGCGGTCATAGTATCCAGTAACAGGCTTCAGCTTCATGACAAATTCCAAGCCTTTTTCAAGCGGCTTAATGTCTGTCTTGTCGCGGCTATCCGAACGGATATTTACGGTTGTTGGTGCGTAAAGCCTTTGATTCTGCCCGCCGATTTGAATTTCGTTATCGCCGTTGATTCGCGCGTTATAGCCAATAGCAATAGAGTTTGTGATTTTTCCGCTTAAAACATCGCCTTGCACGTTTCGATAACCTGCTGAATCGCCAATAAAAACAGATTGCTCGCTACTGATATTAGGGGCACTCCAATAGCCGACTGCTACGCTCGATAAATGACTACCTTTTCGCATAGCAGAAGCACCGACAGCGGTAGCTTTCTGGTAATCAGCACCTGTTAACGCCGCGTCTGCGCCGATGATGGTAGAGTATGCCGCCGTCAATGCGCTATTCATCGCGTTTGCGCCGATGATGGTTAATTCCTCGTTCTTTACGGCGGACGATGTTGTTGAGTAAACATACTTCAATTCCGCACTGCCCGAAGTATTGAGCGATTTAGGACTATTAATCGTGATGGTCGTATCAGTAACAGAAACAACTTCAACCGGCACAACGTCGCCTTGCAATGTCTGCGCCGCGCCTGATGTCAAACGGATCCCAACCCAATAAGTCGCTTTCGCTCCCTGAAGATTTGAGAATGTCAGCGTAATAGTGTTGCCTGATTGAGTATAAGTACCTGATTCAGTTCCACTCCAAACAACATCACCACCATTTGGGGCGCGGTTTCGTTCGAGATTCTCCATTGCAGCAGAACCGATGACGGTTGTTTTATCAACCGCTTTCGCGTTCTTCGCCGCGTCGCCCCCGATGACTACTTGTGCCTCTTGATTTTGATATTGCGCCAAAACCGACTGACCGATTGCTACGGTTTTGCTAGTTTTAGACGGCCAAAAAACTTCAATATCGCCAGTCAAGCCGACTGGTGCAGTGCCACCCAATGCGCCGCCACCAAGGGCAACGTTGGAATAACCTGTTCCCAAGCCTTGGCCTGCATTACGACCAATGGCAACGTTTGAATATCCGCTTGTGATACCACGCCCAGCATTGCCGCCGATACCGATGTTGCGAGTACCTGCCATTTTTGACTGTTCATACCATTCAGTTTCAGCGTTAACGCTAATCAAACTATCAGGGCCGATGGCAATGTTGTCGCGGCTAATGCGTGAAAAGCCCTGCGCGCGGTCGCCGATGGCAATGCCGGAAACGCATTTTTCCATCTGCGCCATTGCGCCCTCGCCAATAACAACCAAACCTGCCCCTGTCCATTCATTAGACTTGAGATTGGCCGCCGCTCCTGAACCAGTAATGAAACGACCAATACCGCTGCGAATCGGCTGATACTGCATATCAACGGTTTTACCGCTAATCGTAAATTTGCCGTTTGTGTATTTGTTTTTTGTTGGGTATTTCGTCCCCATGTCAACAATCAAGCCAAGACAATCAACAAATACGCCAAGCGCGGCAGATTCGGCGGTATTTACAGCTTCCTGAGCGTTGTTGTTAGAAGCTAAATAACCAAAATCATACAGGCTCATTGCGCCGCTAAATACGCGCTTCCAGCGTGTGCCGTTCGTGCTTACGATGATTGTAGATGCGTTGTCTGTTGAGCTTTTATCAGTATCAGCAGAGATAAACAAACCACCGCCAAAACTTAAGCCGTCCTCATGATAGCCGCGAACGAAAGCCACGCCATTACCTGCGAATTTACGCAATTCAGAAATACTGCTGATGATTGAAACTTTCTTAATCAGCTTCTTGTCTAAATCATCAGCAACTGAACTGCTTGCAATCACTTTCCAGCCGCGTGAATTGCTTGTATTTGGATTGGTTTTGTTGTTTGGTAAAGTGTTGACGTAAAGGCTTAATGAATCATCACTTTGTAATACGCAACCAATATCATAACCGCCAATCTCTTCACAGAAATCAGCGTCAAACTTATATTTACCGCCCTTGTTGATGTAGGCGATATGGATAGACAGCTCATAAAGGATACCGTTCATATCCTTACCGCTTGGCGGCTGACCACCGACGGCAATAGGTGTCATGGTTACTGCCGGGAAACCTTTTGTATAAGTCGCCGCATTTGCAGGCGTTGTTTCGGTAACATCTTCAGCAATACTGTTACGCAAGCCCTCAGACGCAAATGGTTTGGTCAATAATTTTGGATTCACTTTTTAAACCTCCAAATAAAAAACCCCGTTGTTAAACGGGGAATAACCGGCTTCTTCAAAGCCGAAATATTTACTTCTCGATGGTTCGAGAAAATCAATCAATACGCCTGATGGCCTTGGCAAAATATCGGACTGCAACAAAATAGCCCGCTCTTCGTTGCTTAAATCAAACTCGAAGATATAACGGGCTGTCATTGTTCCAGTTTTGTAATAGTAGGCACGGCCTCGCTTCTCAAACATCGTCATTAAAAGACGGTTGATGTTATATGCCGTGGCGTACATGATATTTTTCATCGCCTTAATTAAAATCATCTGGCGATATGCCGTATCACTCATAGAGAAAACGCTTGTATTGCCTGCGCCCCTGCTCCATACACCGTCATTGAATGGCAAGAAACCATCTGCAAAGCCGAGATAGTCGCCGCTAACCATTTGAAATGACCGCTCCATGCCGACAATCTTGCCCCACACGTCCAAGCCGTAGCCCTCAGCGGTTTCAATATCCCAGACAATACGGCGAAATTCCTCGATTTTATCGGCGGGGCATATGCACTGATTCAGCCGTTCAATCAATCCCAGTAAGACAGGGCTATGAGCGTATTGGCTGATAATCGTCTTTTTAACGTCAATCATCTTCTACAATCTCGATATTGCTTGCCTGTACAGACGGGATTTTTGAAATGCCGACAGAGACAGCCTCGCGCCAGCCCGAACGTTTATCAGAAACCTGAATATCAAGCAGTCGCACATCGGCGTGATTCTGCAAAACAGCGGTAAAGAAATCCGCCGAGTAAACAGTCGCGCCAATTTTTGACAGCTTCATTTTTTCAAACGTTTCCGCAATGGTTTTCTGAATCTTCAATTCATACCCAAGCGGCGCACCTTTTGCCACGCGCACCTTAAAGAACACTTGAACAGGTTCAGGGCGTTGGAATAGGATTTCATAAGACGGCTTAGGGTCTTGATACAGGTCGTCATAAATCGTAACCGCCGTATTGCCGTTGTAATCGCAACCGCTGCCAGAGTATCGCCAAATCGTCTTGGCGATTTCCTCGTTATCTCCGCCATTCACAGCAACGAATATGCTATGCGGCGCAAGCGTGTAGCCGTTTTTCTCTACCGGCGTCCCTTTCGGGTTGTCGATAACATAAACGTCCGTAACGCCGGGCAATTTAGCCACATTTGCATAGACAGAAGCAGGCATACCCAAAGAGTTGATGGCCACGCTTTTTTGCCGTCTGTCTTTGAAATCTTCACGGCTTTCAGCAGGTTTACCGGCAATCGAATCGCGCGGGTTGCTCACACGGTCAAGGCCGTTGATGTATTGGGTCATTGTTGAGATTGCCCCGGCTCGCGCGTGAACATCGCTGTTTGCCGTTACAACCGCTGAAACCGTACCGCTTGAACCGATAACGTACCGTTTACTCACACGCCAAACCTGCCCATTTTCGTCTTGGACTGGATAGTCTTTCGGGATAACCACACCAGCCAAGCCAATAAATTCACAGACGGCCTGCGCTTTTGTTTCTGGCTTGCGCTCCAAGAAGTAGATTTTGGCAATCGCGTCTTGCATTGCGCCCTCTGCATAATCAGGGTTGACCTGATTCATCAGCCGGGCAAGTTGGTTATCACGGTCTGCGATAATCGCCGCCAGTGATGAAGCCAACTGGCCTTGAGGCGTATCAAGGTTTTTATTCAGATTCCCACCAAACGCCTGATTAAAATCCTCCAACAAGCCCTGCAATACCGATTCTTCAGTCGGAATAACAACGCCTGTATCGTTGATTTCAATAGGGGGAACATTTGTTTTAAAAGTCATAAAGCCACCGTATGAACTTGGTTGTTTTCATCTTTGAACCTAACGCTCCCACTCAAACTGCGATTTGTAATATCGCTTACCGACACAATCACGTCTTTCACACCAGCCACGCGCATAGCTGCTTCTTCCATGCGGTGCTTGAACAGCGCAAAAGAATGAGGGCGTCCAAGCACTTCATCGAAGTATGGAACGCCCTGTTCAGTGTCATAGTAAAGTTCGCCCTCAAACAGCCTGATCGCATTTGCCACACATTGCGCCGTAGAGTAAGGGGCTTTTGCATAGGCAATATCGCCATCAGCCGTTAATTCCAAATCCCAAGTAGAGGGATTTAAATAAAGTGTTTCCATCGCTTCCTTTCTAATCCACAGGGCTGCCGCCGTTTGTATGGTTAACCAGCGATTTACCGCCGCCGACAACATCGACTTTTGACGTAATTTGTCCATCAGTCGTCAAACTGCCTGAGAACGAAGCCGCGCCGCCGCCAGTTTGCGAGAAACTGCCGTTTTGCGTGGTATTGCCGATAATCTGCACGGTAGGCGATTTAATCATGGTCTTTGGTGCTTCTAACTCGATTCCAGTAGGGGAATAGATTTTGATTCCACCACCTGAAAACATGATGTATTGAGACGGCGTGCCGTTCAGGAAGCCGCCAAAATAAAGGCCGTCTGAATAATCAAAACGGCGTTTGCTTTGGGGCGGCGAATCGGCTTTATTCGCTTTCACGCTCGAAATATCGCGGCTGCAAAAACCGCACATTCCAATATCTCCAACTTGAGGGTCAATAATCACGGCATTACTACCACCTTGAAGCCTCATATATGGCACATTGAAAATAACGCCATGAGGAATCACGCCGCCACTGCCATCTATCTGCGACACAAGCGGCTGAACGTCAACCATGCCGACAGGGGCTAACCCACCGCCTTTTACAGCCACGACTTTCACAAGCGTTACCGTCTGAAGCCTCGACAGGATACTTTCAACGATATAGCCTATCTCGCCCTGCCCGCCTCGTTGCCCAGGCTGTTCAAAGCCTAATCTACTTTGCGACATGTACCGTCTCGCTTTCCGCGTGAGCCGCTTTAATAAACACTTCCCACTTACCGCTAGGGCTGAATGATTCAAGCGTGATATTCATACCGAAAACGCGCCATTTGCCGTTACAGGTAGGGATAATGCTGTCCTCAATCTCAACCAAGCCACCAAAACGCAAGGCAGGGTCATAAAGGCATGAGAACTGAACGCCTATTTGGTCGGGTATCGGATAGCCGATAAGCCCTGTACTTGGACGAATAACAGGCACGTCAACCATGCGCGGCTCGCCTTTGGGCGCAATTGCGATGGTGTCGTTGTCGATATACAAGTCCAAGTCTGCATTTTTCGCCAACATCTGCACCTTACCCAAAGCGGAATCAGGCAGGTATTGGTTACTCAATTTCGCCGTTACGCCGTTATTCTCAAAGCTCATGCCCATATCGGTTGCAAGTTGAGATATAGCCTCCGCTACGTCTATCTCGCCCTCGAAACTTCGTGGCGGTGTCGGTACGATTTGATGGTAGTAGCCAGTGCTGCTCTCAATATTCAGGCAGACATTGGGCGCGGAACTGAAATCAGGCTTCGCAAATGTGATATTGCCTTTATAGACGACAGACATTTTGTCATCATCGCCTGCTTCGATTTGGATCAGGTTTTGCAAAGCCTCTTTTGTGTTCCACTGCACCCTGAGCAATGCCAGCATATTGCTTAAATGCAAGCCAAAAATGCGAATGTTTGCGGTCGGCATGACTGAGCCGTTGCCGTAATTGATACGACATTCAGTCCGTAAGCCGTCAAAAACAAGCGTATTGTTTCCGTCTCCATCAAAGTCTTTATCTTCGCCGGACAAGATGATTGTTACCTTGATTCGTTTCTCTTTCAGACTAGGCATTTTTTACCCACCTTAAGACGTAACGTTTGCCTAAGTCGCCGAAAACAGGGTCGTCTTTCCCTTGCAAATCCTCAAAGTACAATTCCCCCTCAAAAGGGCGGAAAGCCTCGTTTACGATAGGCTCGCCATTCAAGCAAACGCGCCCGCTCACTACCGGCACACGGTTTGCCTTTACATCGGCGTATAACTTACCCAGCCGCATAGTCAGCACAATATCGACTACTTGCTGACCCAGCGTTGTTGTTACTTTTTGCGACCGCTCGTCTGAAATAGGGATTGTGTAAACTTTCATATCAATCCCCTGTTACTTTTGTTGCGATTTGAGAAAGCACGGATTCCTTTACCGGCTCCGGCGGCGTTGCTGTCGGTGCTTCTTTCGCCTGCACCTTTCCGCCATCAGCCTGTAACCCTGCTTCCGATTTTGTCTTTTTATACTCAACCTTTGCCAAACGAACCTCTTGAAAGTGGATATTGACCTTGATCATCCGCGCACCGTTGCCAGCCTCTCGCACATAGTCGTAACCAGTGATTGAGCAGTTCGGATAGACGGCTTCAGGCGTGATAATCATAAACAAGTCGGTTGAATTGGCGAACGTGCTTAATAACGCCAAAAACGCGCCACGCTGCACTACGCCGCCAGTAGCTTTTGTCATCATTACACTGGCTTTAAAAGGCTCGTTTACCTTGTTGTAGCTCGTAAAACTCCCGTTTTCGATAGGGGAATTTACGACAGATGATTTGTTTTCATACCGGACAGAAGCAACGTTGTCTGCCAGTAATAGCGGAATACCGCGCTGATTAAAAATTCCCCATTTCTCGCCAAATATCAAGTTAATCAGTTGCGCCCCGCCAAAACTAATCAGGGCGTTTCCGATATTCGCCGGTATCTTTGGAACATTGGGGATTCCGACACTATTCCACTTCATATCTTTACCTCGGAAACAACAAAAGCCGCCTTTTCAGACGGCCTTTATTGCTTAGTTTTACATTTGAGCAACAGCATACTGCCCGGCGCGGCTGTTCAAACCGTCCATAGCGTCCTGTACATTACCCCGAACGGTGCTTGCACTGGTTTGGACGTTGATGCCGCCGTTGACCGTGATTTGCGTGTTTTGGGTATTGCTGACGTTATGAGGATTCGCCGCGCCTCGTGAAGCGTTAATGCGCCCCTGTTGGTTGCTGAGATTCTGCGCAACATCCTGACCGCCTAAAGGTCTAGACATCATGCCGCCTCTACCTTTGTAAGCCATCATCTTGTTAATACTGTTCACATATCCCTGCGTTTCTTTCGGCGCGTGAGACAGCCAGTCATTGCCATAGCGTTTAATGGCTTTGTCTAGATTGCCGTTTCCCCAGTTATACGCTGCAAGGGCTTTGTTATGGTCGCCGCCGTAATGCCTCAGCAACCATTGGAAATAACGCGCCGCTGCATCGCTCGAAGCGTCAAAGTCCCATTCACGGCCTGAAATGCCGTAAGCCTTAGCCGTGCCGGGCATGAACTGAAAATGACCTTTCGCACCAGCGGCGGACGATTTCTTCATGTTGCCCTTGCGACTTTCCTGCGCCCATACTGAATAAAGCATGTGCTGCGGAATACCGTACTTCTGACTTACAGCAGACAGCCTGGAATCAGCGTTTGAAACGGTGTCTTTGGCGTTGATTTTATTCAGCCAATCTTCTTTGCCTGTAACGGCAATGGCTGACCTAGTTCCACCGCCTCCACCACCTCTACGCGCGATAATAGGGACGATTCTGCCGCTTTGGATTTCCTTCCAGTATTGTGCGCTTGCCGCACCAGTGTTGCCGTATTTCTCGCCCTGCTTGAAATCAGAAACCCAGCCCTCTTTAGTGTAAATAGCAGCATGCCCCCAGTTATGACCTGACCTTGAGTTTGATTTCATACTCATTACATCGCCAATCTGAGGCACATAATCCTTGCTATATGCAACCTGATGGAAGCCTTGCCCACTTTTAAGCAGGTTGCTGGCAACATCTACACCATTACCGCTACTGCGAATGCCCTGCGCTCGTAGCGCGTTATTGACATATAACGCACACTGTTTAAGGCTTCGTTTTGCTGCGTGTTTTACGGCAAAAGCAGCGGCTTGAGACACTTTGCCATCAATGCCTGAAACCATATTATCAACAGCACTGTTACCGCCTGACAACGTGCCGACATCATGCCCGGTCGCTACGTCAACAGTGCCGGCAACTCTATCCCACGCCGCGCCTGCGAATGATTTCACAGCCTCCCATCGGCGGTTAAACGCCACCTTGACCGCCTCGCCCGCGCCTGAGAAATCCCCCTCCTTTAATCGGTTGAAGATTTCGACAATATCCATCAAATACGGCATGAGGCCGTCTGATAGTTCAGAAGCAAGGTTTTTAAAGCCGTTCATCAGCGAACCGACAGACACGGTGTTGCCGTCAATGAAGCCTTTAAGCCTCATCCAATCAAGCATGCCGTTTGCGGCTTCCGACCAGCTTGTATAACCAGTCGTCAGGTAGATGAACGACTTACCAAGCGAATCAGTGGAAACTTTGGAACTGTTGATATAACTGGTAAATCGACCCCAATCAAACAGGGATTTGCCACCCTCTGCCCAAGTTTTATAGTCGTCATACAGCAAGCCAAACGCCGCTGCCAAGCCTGTAACCGCCGCAATTAACGGCGTAAACGGAGCGATAAAGGCAAACACGGCCGCCGTTGCAGTAACCAGCATTGGGACAAGAAACACACCGATAGCCGTAGCAATGCCGAGAAACACGCCTTTTGTAACGTGCTCATGCTTAACCAAGAATCCTACAAAGCCGCTCACAATCTCCGTGAGCGTTGTCAACACCGGAATCAAGGCATTGCCTATCATCAGCTTCAGGCTTTCCCACCGTGCATTTAAGACGGCGCGGGCTTCTGCGAGTTTGCGTGAGTTTTCAATATCCGCTTCGCTTGAGTGGTACATATCGCGCTGAATCTCAAGCATACGCTCCATTTCAGCGCGGCCGCGTGAAAGCGTGTTAAATGTACCGTCATCTATGCCCATTTGTTGGGCTAGTGTGTAGGCTTGTTTGCGATCCATTGTGCTGAATCGGTCTGCCAAATCAAGCATTACATCATCAAGTTTTCGGGCTTTGCCGGTACTATCCAGCAAAGAAACACCCAATGCGTTGAAATACGGCAAGACGGACGTGTCGCCCATCATAATCAGGCTTTGCATATCTCCTGACAGGGTTTTCATGTAACCGCTCATGCCGTTGGCACTTTCGCCAGCCATCTCTGCCGCACCTTGCCACGCGCTCAATTCCTTACGCGCCATGCCAAGATTTTTAGCAGTAGTGTCTAGTTCGCGGTTTGCTTTCGCCGCGTCTAGTGCCAGCTTTGAAAGGCCGCTTGCGCCAAGCAGTAAGCCTGTAAAGGCCGCAAAACCCTTAATAGAAGCGTTTACGGTCTTTAGCAAGCCTTGCATTGAGGCATCAGCTTTTTGCGTATCTACTACGCTCTTGCGCCGTGCCTCGCTGTTTTCTTTGGTTGTTTTCGCGGCGTTCTTTTCCGCTTTCTCAACCTTTGAAACAGAACGCTCTAAGCGGTCGTACTGCTTTTCTGCTTTCGCAGCTTCGCCTGAAAACTTGGAAGAATCGATACCAAGCTCAAGAAATAACGTGTCTATAACAGTCGCCATAATCAAACCTTTCAGACGGCCTGTCGCCGTTTCTCTTGTTGCTGTCGGTTGTAGCCGTCAACACTCAGAACCTCCCATAGATTCAAAGCATCTTCTAGGCTATAAACCGTCTGCAATTCGTGCAAAGTGCAAAGACGGCTTGAAATTAAGCCGCCGATAAGCGCGGACAGGTTTAAATACTCCATATCCGCGCCATAACCGCCACCGCCTAACTCAGGCCAGCCCCTTGTTGCAAAAAATCAATGTGCAGATTGAATACCTCCTTTCGGAACATCCAAAGATTGGTAAAGTCCTCTACATCGCCCAATTCCAAATCAAGCGGACGGGGCGAACCACCAGCAGGAATGAATTGCACACATTCCAGCAATTCATCCAACAGCGGAACAGCAATAGCAGGCGGAATCTTACCCAAAGCGGCAAATGCCACTTTAGCCAAGCCCATCATGCCCTCATTGGCTTCTGCAACATCAATGCCTGCACCGGCCAAAGCCAGCAAGACACGCATTGCCCAGTTATCAATCTTCGCCGCCGGCATTTCGGTAATTTCAAACTTCTTGCCTTTGTCGCGGCCTTTTTCGATCGTTACGGTTTTGGTTTTTAAAGACATTAGGAAATTTCCTCTTCAGTCACTACGCCCAAGTTAAATGTATAACTGCCGGCATCCATGTGTTTTTTAGCACTAAAGCCAGCCAAATTAATCATGAAGCCTTTGGCAATACGGCGAACGCCTAATGATGGAATATCCACCTGAAACTCAAACGGGAATGTTTCCATTTGCTGAGTCATGCGCTCGTACATCTTGGCAAAGTGGGCGCGTGTAGGGCTGTTTGCTTCAAAAGTGATGGTTAATTGGTGCTCATGTTGGATATATGCGCCAGACTGAATACCATCCACGCCCATCACGGTCTCGCCAATGGTTGCGTCTGAAAAGTCAAACGCTGAATCTGTCTTATAGCCTTGCGCTTGGACAAATTGGTCGGTGTATCCCTTAGCTTTCCACAGCAAAACACTGTTGGCAGAAGTAAGGGTTTTAGGTGCGATTTGTGCCATGTTGTTACCTCAAAAAATTAGGCCGCCTGTTGTTTCAGACGGCCTGTAAGTTACAGAATGTTGATAGAACCCATGTTGACGGAATGAACGCTACCGCCATCGGTGTACCACAGCTTAATCGGCATTGATTCACGGTTGCCGCGTGTTTGCGCCGTTGCTTTGCCGACATACAGGTAATAGCCGCGAGCTTCGATTTGAGTAGCGGCATCTACACCAGCCTCGTTGTTGATGATTGCGCGTTGTTGCTCCGACAGGTCAACGCCTGCACGGATAGAACCGAAGTTCAACGCTTCATCAATGGCATCTTGGCAGGCGGCACGGTGCAACGCACGGCCAACAGCGTTATATGGCACAGACTTGGCAGAAGTGAGCATAGTCATCAAGGCAAGCTGTAACTGGCTGTTCAGGCGGATTTGGTTAACGTAGTTATCAAGCCATTTCCATTTGCCAGTCATTTGACCGGGATACATAAACAGGAAGCGGTCGTTTGCAGTAGCCCATGCTCCATAGAAGTTATAGCCGTTGTCTTTCAGGTTTTGCGCTTCAGTTGCATCGTTTACGTCAACTTCCAAGCCTGATTGGCCTTTGAAAGCAACAGTAATACGGCCTTCGCGTTCACTGAAATCGATGGAAGCAATCGCGCCACAAAGGAACGCCGCTTTGTCCAAACCACCATAAACAGCGGTTGCGCCTGAATATTGGGATTCTTTCAGTTTCGCACCGAAAGATGTTGTATTACCTGCCTGCAATGCGGCGGCTTCTTTTCCCCAACCGACATACAGGAAGCGTTCGTTTTGCAAGTTGGACCATTTAGCCAAAGCCAATTTATCTTCAATTGCCGGCTCTTCAATGGTCGTAAAGGTTGCAAAGTTCAATGTAGCGGCGGTTAAACCTGCCATCATTTCGTCCACGCTTTCCGCGCCTGTACCTTTTGACACACGTGCACCGGCAGATTCACTCAAGCCCAGTTTGTCGGCAATATCGCCAGTCGCAAAGGAAACGGTAGATTCTTTGCCGGTAGTGCCTGAGATAACCTTAAAGGCTTGCAACTGCTCTTCAAACTCAACAGTAGCACCCAGTGCCGCGCCGAGTTTTTGAGCCGCATCAGAGAAGCTGGTAGCATCTTTCAAATCAACGGCAGGGGCTTTCTTTTCCGTGCCGTCAATGGTTACATTCAGCGCACCTTTGATTTTCTTCAGTTCTGCAAGGCTTGTCGTTTTCACGCTCGCACCAAGCAAATAACCGGCTTCCGCTTCGCTGTTCAATGCGTAGAAGTACAGACGGCCGGGCTTTTTGTTTGAGCCGTCAAAGCCTTTGAAGTAGATTTGAGCGGCTTTATATTCGTCCGAAGTAAAGCCGAAATGCTCGCCCACAGATTCAGCCGTTGCAAACAACAGGGCTTGGCCTGTCGGGATATTGGCGTTTTTACTCAAGAAAACGGCGTTAAGCGCAAGAGGAGAACCGCCTGAACTCAACACCGATGGATTCACGCTCACAATTTGTGAAGCAGGAATTGACTTAAACATTTAATTTCCTTTTATGATGGAATACGATTAATTGAAACAGACGCGCTCTCGATAAAGTCTTGCGTATGTGTAACAGTAGCGTTGTAGGTAAGACTTGCCGTGATACTCCAACGCGCTTCAAATTCCTGCTCTTCGTTCGTGAGTGGAATATATCGCGCCTCGTCCGTGTATAGAGGCTGACACACCTCCAACCGTTCGCAAGCATGGTAATCACGCCACAAGGTTGAGAAAACGCGCACATTACGCCCTGAATCAACGCCGTAGAAATCAAGTTGCATAGCCACTTCTATGCTTCTTGTAACGTCTGTAAGGCCGTCTAAAGGCCTCCATTCGTTTATCTGCGTGTTCATTTCCGATTCACGGATAATGTTCATCAGGATAAATGGCGCGTTTGGAAGCGGTACATTGTTGGAATAGCCCTGTATCACTTCGCAATCAGGGAACAATCCAAGCAGATACCGCCTTACGTCCTTGTAGATTTCAGCCTGAGTAACGTTTAATGCTGTCGCCATACAACCACCTTACACCAATCAGGCCACGATTCGGAAACCGACTTAATCAGCCATTCTGTAGGCTCTGATTCGCCATAAGGCGCAAACACCAGCTTGTCAGAACCTTTACCGGCGATGCGGCGCAATACCGAGAATTGACCCGTTACATACACGTTTAGCATATGCCCTTGTTGTAGCAATCCGTCAAACTCTTGCCGCTCCTGACTGCTTAGGCTTTGTGTCTGAATAGTAACTTCTTCAGTGTCATAATGAGCAGTTCTTACACCTGCATCATCAGTCTGATAGCCGTTATTCAGCATTAGCGTTGCCGTCATATTCGGATTGACCGCGCGTGTTACGCCGTTTGCAATAGCCCTCAAATTCATACTCTTCCTTTCGCCTATTCAACAACTTCGCTTTGAATCGCCCGCCATAAGTCGCCCGTGTCAATCAATGGCTTGTTAAAGCCTTTTTTCTTCACGGTTGACGGAGCGTTTTCAGGCTCTCTGAAGTTCTGAATCGTCTCGACAATATCGCCTTTGACACCCTCGCCAATCAACGCCAAAGCCTTGCCGACATCTCCGTCCGCGTGTTGCAAGATACTGGCCGCGTTATCCGCCCATTCGTCCTGCTTCTCCGCTATCGTGTTGCGGAAAAAAGGACGTGCCGGAATGGTAGCCGTACCGTATTCATTCCAGTAGGCCACCTGAGCCACGCTTACATCGCCTTTCCCGTCTTTGGCAGGGTATGTTTGCGTTTCCAAGATACCGACCCGAACCGTGCCGCCTGCCGCCTTGCTGACGGCATTTCGCAAGGCCGAACGGAACTTACTACCGCCGCGCATAGCAACCACCCGGAACATATCGGAAAGCGCGATACTTCGCCGTCATTTGCCAGTAGGTCAAACCCCAAGGCGTTTGAGCGAACCATGCCGCCTTACCGCTAACGCCCGACAAATCCGCACTAACCGATACGCTACCCTCAGTAGCCGAACCGATACGACCAACCAAGCCGCCTTGGTCTGCTCTTTCGTCCAAAGCGGCTAAATGGCGCATTAACAACATCAGCAACCGTTCACGCTCGCCCAAGTCTTTCACGATACTGCAATCAGTGTTATTGAGTAGCGTTTCAGCCTGAGCGAACCACCAGTCAAGCCGTACATTGGGCGTGTCGACAAATTGCGGGTAAACCTCGCGGAAAGTGTCGGGATTAAATACCACCACGCCCATGATGTTACTCGTCTGCTTTGGTTACGCCGCCATTAGGCGCGTCAGGGTCAACTGCTTCCAAGCCGGTAGCGTTATCTGCTTTTTCCGCTGCTTCTGCTTTGGTATCAGCCGCCTTATCATGAGCGAAGATGAAGCCATTGCGAACCATTGCGCGGTCTGCATAAGCTTCCATCCAAGCATCGAAAAATTCAGCGTCAACGTCATAGGTAATACCATGACCGCCGATAACGCGTGAGCTTGTAGAACCGTTAATTTCAACAGTTTGGCCGTTCAGTTCGAGAATCAAACCGTTAGGCAGTTTGCAACCAACGGTAACAGTTTTGCTTTTTGTGTTTTTTGCCATTTAGCCAGCTCCTTTTAGCTAACAGTCATTGTTGCGATACAGAATGGGCGGTAAATGATCGCGCCCCAAGTGCCTTGAGATTTCTTCTGTTTGATAGAAGAGGCTTCCAATACCATGTTATGGGCGCGCATTTTTTCGGTAAATGCACAGTCCAAAGTACGTTGTCCATCCAACTCTTCGACAATCAGTTGCACAGTTTCGCCGCTTGTCGCTGAGTATTCAGGAATGGTCTCAACGCGCAAGTTAGGGAAGTTCTTTTTCAACTGGTCAATGACATTGACGTTGTATTGGTTGGTTTTGGTCAAATCAACGCTTGCGGTAGGGCTGCACACCAGCAACAGAGGCGTGTTCATATCAATCTTACCGCCTGTCTGTTTCAGCAGAGTTTGGAACAGTTTGCGGATAGATTCATACACTTCTTCGCCAGTTGAGTTTGCCCAAGTCTTAGCGGCGGCAGTAGAGGCAGGCAATGACGGGTCATTCAATACGCCGTAGTTTTGCAAGCCTTTCACGCCAAACAGATACGTTTTGTTTTGGAAACGATTCAGGGCGTTTACAGACGCTTCGTTCACGCGGGCAACGTAGTCGATTTTGGCTTCGCCTGCACGGGCTACTTCACGCTCGCCCCAGCGAGTGAATACTTGGTAATGGTAGCTTTGGCGTTGAGGGAAGTTCACGTTCACGCCGCTCACGCCGTTGTTGTTGTAGTCGCCATAAGAGGAAACTTCGCCGGTAGGCTCAACGGTCATGAAAGTAGCGGTTTCTGTTGTCCAGTCGCCTTTTTTCATTTCGCCAAAGACTTCAGCGGCTTTGGTGGGCTGCAAGATGATTTCAATCAGTTGAGGGTCAACATAGTTCAACATCCATGCCGGGATACCGCTGTTGCCTACGGTAGTCAAACCGGGTTGAGCGTCCATAGCCAAAGCAGCGGCGATTTTGTCGTCCATCAGCTTTTTGCCGCCGCCCATAAAGACGATACCGGCATCGCGTTCCAGTTGGTTAAATGTTTGATTCATTGATTACTCCCAAGAAGTGATTTTCGCCAGTTCGCCGGCAGCGGCGGTTGAGGCTACTTTGAATTTAGTCAGGGTATAACCTGCTTCAGTTGCTGCGGCAGATGATTTCAATGTGCCGTCAGTGTCTTTGGCAAATACGTTTTGGCCAATAACGGCACCGGAAGGGAAATGCGCCCAAAAGTCGCCACCAGTCATCAGGGTCATGGCTTGACCTTTCAGAATGGTATTGCCTTGTTCATCCAAGAAGCCGGTAATGCTTGCTTGTTGTTCACGATGTACAAAGCCGATTCGACCGTTAGTTGCTTTTTTGTTGCTTACTTTGCCGTCTGCATCTGCCCATGCAAACACGCCGACAGTAACGCCGCTATCGCCTGCTACCAAAGCACCCTCGCCAGCCAGCATAGAAGCGTTAGGGTTTGTAGAAGCAAAATCCCCTGCAACGGCAGGGGCTTGGTATGAGTTAACTACTTTTTGAAATGGCATTTTTTAACCTTTCTTGATTCGTGCTAAACCTTTGAACTGCTTAGACGCGGCGTTTGCGCTGTCCATAGCAACTTTAGGGCTTGATTTACCCAACATGCCGACCATTGCACGATATGCAGATGGGTGTACGCCTGACACATCAACGCCTTGCTGTTCCAGTGCGAATTTGTACACATCTTCCGCGCTGTCCATAGTTACATCGCCGACAATATGCGCTACTTCACGTTGAGCGGTTGCCAGTGCCTGCATACGTTTGCGTTCTTGAGATACAGCCGCTGCGATTGCTTTGTCCATGGCTACTTTAGAAATACCACGGTCTTGAGCTTGTTCAGGCGGCTGAGGTGCTTCAGATTCTTCATCTTCATCTTCGGCAACTTCTTCCACATCTTCGTCTGCAGCAGTTTCTTCTTCATCTGTACCAACTTCTTCAGCGGCTTCCTCGGTAGGCGGCAACTCGTTGTCGTCCTCGTCCTCGGCAGTCTGAACTTCGTTAGTCAACGAACCGATAACCTGCAACAGTTCGTCAGGGCTTAATTCAGCGTCCTGCGCCATCAAAGGCTTCAGAACTGCATGAATACGCGCTTTCGCGCCTTTCTTCAGTTTCATAACTTTCCTTTCTGAAAATGGGTCTGCATCGCTTACTACTACATCACGCCCTGCCCGACCCACATCGACAAGGGCTACATGGTTACCAACAATATCGCGCATAACGCCGTCATAGCGCATACCGTTAAATTCGCCTGGTGTCATATCCGCGACATATCGATACGCGCTAGACAACTCCATCTGCTCGCCGCTTTCAATACCGGCAATAGCTTCTGAATCCCAGACAGCCAATGAGCATTTCAAATAGCCGTCCTCGAATTTGGCATCGCTACCAGTTGTACCGACAATAACGTCCTTTTGCGGCTCGTCTGCCGATACAGGAATATGCTTACTCAATAACGGCAGGTTGTTGAATGACTGACCAGCCTTTTCAAGCTCTTCAGGGTCTCGCAACATGTAATAAACCTTTGTCGGCTCCAATCCCAATTTATCATGATTTGGAATTTCGCTGCCGTAATAAGGATTTACCGTTGCTTTGCTGATATTGGAAGTCTCAACGTGCAATCGGCCATCTTCATCGTATGACCGCATGGAACGGTCTTGAGCTAATTGCAGTTGCTTTCTGTACCAGCGCGGATTGTCGCAATCCATGGCGTAGGTTTCATCCAGATAATCCAATTTCATCTCCTAAATCCAAACGCCTTAGCTAAAGCGCGCATTTCTCGCAGGTTGTCTCGTTTAATTTCTTCATCCAATTTGGAATTCCCAAGTTTGGAGTTGGGGAATCGCTCACTCAACTTACCCCATGCTTCTTCAAGCCTACGATCATAAGGGTTGAACCCTTCGCCACCTTCATTCATCACATTCTGATATTGCCTACGCTGCTTCCTTAACTGTTGGATGTGCTCCTTCAGTTCAGTTTCAGACATTGAATCCATGTCGTAATCGCGCGTTTTCACATTGGCGATAGCGGGCTGTGAAACCTGCAGGGATGATGTGGCTTGCTGTTGCACTGGCGCTTTGTAATCAGGGCTGAAATGCTTAATCTCTTCAGCCAATTCAACACCAGGCGGCAGATACCATTGTTTCTTGTCAGGATTCCATTTTGCGCCGTGCTTCTTAGCAAGCTCTCGCTGTTCATACGGAACTTTTAAATAAGTCCCTGAAGCTTGCTGAGAAGCTTTAAACGACTGCCAATCCCTGCGATGTTGTTCAAGCTCTGATTTCTGCTCACTTGTGATTGTGTATTCCTTGCCGGAAACGAAAATTCTATGACTATCCTTTTTCTTGCCGTCATAAAACTTACCGTTCCAATAAGGGTCTGAATGTTTATTGCGTATTTCAGCGTACCAATCAGGGATTTTTGGCTCTGATGTAATGTGGCCGATATTTGTTTTCGCGCCGCTTGTCTTAGCAGCCTCAGACGGTTTAGATTCTTTAAGCACATCGCCACGCCCCTCAAGCGCAAATAACGCGCGAACAGCATTACGGGCATTCATCTCAACCTGTTCTTTTCTCGCCTTGTTAGCGGCTTCCTCTGCCTTTTGTTTAGCTATGGTTTTTTCGCTCAATGGCTGCGCTTCTCCGACAGCCTCAACATTTTGGCCAGTAAGCTTTGCTAACTCTTGCTCAAGCCCTTTTTTAACGCCAACGATATGCCCATTCTTAACAGTAACAAGGCTTTTATCTATTGAGGCGTTATCAGGCATTCCATCAACACGGTAGCCGCCAAAGATAGATTTTTCGGCTTTTATCGGCTGCTTAATTTGAATATGTGTTTCTTTCAAATTAATCTTGGCAGATGGTTTTTTCGTTGTTTTCTGATTTGATTTATTTAACTGCTCTTGGCTTGGTGTTTTCGCACCTACAAAGCTCTTCCGAACCTCGTTAATTTTCGTGCCGTTAAACTTACCGCCCATGCCTTTAGTAACGCGCCCTGATTCGTCAATCTCGACATGCGCACCTTTGCCCTCTGAACCGTTCGGCTTGACCGTTATCCACTTGTTATCTTGTGCAAGCAGTCGCCGCGCCTTGTTCAGTATGGCTTTTTGCTTCTGTTTCATACTATCCCCATTTGATTACTGCACGGCTTGAACATCGGCAGTTAATCTCTTCGCCCGGCTGAACCCATTTGCCGTCAAGATACATCCCTTTGCTGACATCAAAGCGTTTGCCGTTTGCCGCTACATGGCTAGGGCGTGGCTCTTTGCCTGCGTGAGAATGAAGCCATATAGCCTCTGTGATACCAAGCTCTTGCCGTCTCGCTTTCTCAATGACGGCCTTTGCCTTGTTGGTTTGGTCTCTTGCAATAAACGCCGCTCGCCGCTCACTTACGCCAAAATCCTTGCGAAGCTCTTTGGATAACTGCGACATGGTGTAGCCTGCGTTAACCGACCGCCAGACGCTATCTTCAACACGGCTTAAATACTGCTGACCAATGGAACGAATCAAGCCGACATTGCCGCTCAACGCTACGTCAAATGCGCGGCGTGTTGCTTCTGTCTGAGTAAATCGAACCGTCAGCCCAGCACTGCGTAAAGCCGAAAGAAACGCCTTGTCCGTATGGCTCATTGACCGATGTAAAAAAGCCCCTGCGATTTCAGGGGCTAGTGTTTCCAATCGGTTGAACCAGTAACGGAATAAACGGCGGATAGCGGCTTGTAGGCCGTCTGAAAAGCCGTCTTGCGCCAATCCTTTAGGGTAATGGCTGTCAATCAGGCTTTGCACGTCCTTGCGTATTTCCGCCAGTAGTTTCTTCAGGCTCTTGCGGTACGCTGCCTCCACTCCGAGATTCGGCATTATCGGGGACAGTATCACTTCGTTGCTCTGTTTCATCACTCATTCCCAATCCGCCAAAATCATCTTGCATTGGCACTTCGTCCACATCAATGCCGTTATATCCGCTGTCAGTATCTGAAGCCAACCGGCCGCGCACCTCTTCAGCGGAAATAACACCAGCCTGAATATATGCTACATCGCGATCCGAATCAGATTTGCGGATAGTTGCAAGCTGCGATTCGTCCATTTGCGCCAACGGCACAAACTCAAATGTGATATTGTCGTCAGTCTCGCCGAATAGATGAAGCTGAACCAGCTTTAACACCTTATCCAGTGGGTCGCGCAATATGTTTTCTTGCAATGCCTTGATATAGTCGTAATAAACGGCTATTTCACCCTCACTGCTTGCATTTAATCCGCTAGGCGTTACGCCCAGCAATTTTACAAGCGGCGTATGGCTAGGCATTGCCAGTTGTTCCTGCGATTGTGCCAATAACGCGTCTAATCCGCTCAATGGCGTGTTGAATTGGAAGAACTCTTCGTTATCTTTATCCAACATCATCAAGCCGCGGTTATCTCTGAAGCGGTTGTACACTTCAGCGCGTAAGGTCATATTTACTTCTTCATCGCAACCGCCCGACAAGATGGCCGACATATCTGTCTTGATGCCTGACAGTGAGAAGCTATGCAGTAGGTCGCTTACTGAATCAACCGTTCGTAACCAGCGGTCAACATAAGGCATCATCAACTGCGACATACTCACGCCGCCGAAGTTATAGGCTGACTTAAGCAAATCAGGCACTGGACGGCTAATCAGCGTAAACAGGCGGCTATGATGAATCTCACGCCCCATCACAAACCACGATTTAGGCTTATAGAAGTCTTTGGCTGTCGGGTCTGTCGTATTACATTGCGCAGGGGCTGTCCACATCGGCTCAATCGGAACTAATGCTTCTAAGCAGCCTTTACCAATGGTCTTACTTGTCAGTAGAAGCGGATTACCCAGCTTGTCGTTATCCTGACCCTTAATTTGGATCATGATTTGACCGCGCCCAAAGAAGCCGTCCGATTCAATCGCCTTACGGAAAACATCACGAATGTTTAGTTTCTCGTAACACTCTTCAATCTGCTTAATCTTTTCGCTATTGTCATCTTCGCCGACAGATTTAATCTCAATCCATTGGCGGGTCATCTCGCTGGCTGTTGTTTCGGTAACGCTTCGATACTCTGAAATCTGCGCTAACTCAGCCAAGCGCGGATAACCGATAAAGCCGGTATTAAAAAAGCAACCTGCGCCAAATGTGCCTAGGTTGCTGTTACAGTCCATCGCTATTGAATTATTCGCCTTTACGCCGTCTGGAAGCTCCGGCATATCTAACCCATACTGCTGAACAGTTTTATCGGGCAATTCCTGAAGCAGTCGGCGCAAGGCTTTTTCATTTACAGCCTTTTGCTGTTTCTTCTTTTTACTCATATTCTGCTCAAAATGTTTGGATTGATATTCAGGCCGCCTTGTACAGGCGCAAAAGCCATAATCAAGGCATCGGCACGGTTAGGGCTTGGAATGCCTCGTTTCGCCATATCCTTTTTGCTCTCAACCTTGACACGTCCGTTATTGTCATAATCGACACGCGGACGGCTTAATTCGGCTTTGAGATACTCAAGGTCTTTAAGACTTCCTGATATGGATATAAGCTCGTCAACAGGATAATTGTCTCCAAACTCGATAGCACGCCATGTTTTATAAAACCGTTCGCGCACCATCCACCAAGCCTGCGCTTTGATGTTTGAGAACATATCCTTGTTTTTCTTGTCGTCAGTGTATCGGGCTTCAGGCTTAAACACAGAACCACCGGCATTAAAACCAATCGTCTGCACTTTGCCTGTCTTGCGCCTAAACTGCGCTTTCACACCAGCACCAACACCGATACTGTCATAGACAATCTTATCGGCTTTCGCCTCTTGTCCGTACAAATAAACCTTGTCGGCGGAATAGATAACGTCTTGGCCTCGCCATTCGTCCATATCGATAACAACAGAACCATGCCGCAATATTGTTGCGCTGGCGTCATCGCCCTCGTCTGCAACGTCAAAGCCCAGTATTCTCTGCCCGCTTGCTTCAAATCCCAGCTTAATATGCGAATCAATCGCTGCATCAATCCATTTAGGCTTAATTACAGACAACTCGCTATCCGCTACCGGCTCGCCTAACCATATATGGCGGTAAAGGTCATAATCACGCGCTTTGCATGATTCAGCCTCTAAGCGTAGCACTTCAGGCAAATAGATATTGTCAGTGTAGTTCACGACAATATCGACCATATCATCAGGCGGATTGACTACAAACCGCTGATAGGTAGGGTCTAGGATATTCTTCGGATTCCATGTAAGCCAAATCTCCGACCCTGCTTTACGGATAGTCGGGATTAGGATATTCCAGCTTTCATCAGAAACGTTTTCCGCTTCCTCAATCCAGCATATATCAATCGCTTCAATGGATTTGATTTTTGTCGGGTTGTTCTTGATACCGTAAAAGAGAAATTCCGATCCAGTCGATAGATGAATAATGCGGTTACGCTGTACTTCATACTCCTGCGTATAACCTGCCCTGTCTATCGTGTCTGATAACAAAGAGATTACGGAATCACTGATACTGTTTTGAAGCTCACGGGCGCACATAATACGAAAGCGGCCTTTACGCGCAAACTCTACCAATACCGTTGCCACTGCCCAAGACTTCATACCGCCACGACCACCGCGCAAACTCTTGTATCGGTGCTTATGTATCAGCGGTCTGAATTTAGGGTGTAGCTTATTCTTCATCGCTCAAGAACAAATCGGAAAGTTTTACATCAGCCTGTATTGCAAGGTTGCCTGTAATTTGTTGTTCCACTTTGTCGCCGTATTTCTTCGGCGCGATCTTGGAAGCCGCCCATTTACGCGCGTCTATCTGCAATTTGGCTTTTGCAACTGCCGCGCTCTCTGCTTCTGCGCTGTCGGCAATCTCAATAATCTCTTCTGCGAAATAGTCGGCTTGTTTGTCTCTCGCGCGCGCGTATTGTTCCGAAAACTCTTTATTTTCAATCAACCACTTGCACACGGTTGACGTTGTAGGCATACCGTCCTCAGCGCATATTGAGCGCAAGCTTCTGCCATTTGCGATTTTCTCGCATATCTTTTCCGCCATCTCGTCGCTGTATTTACTCGGACGGCCTGCTTTGCGTTTAGTGTCGCTCATAAACCCTCCTTAAAAAAGAAACCGTCTAACTCCGACCACTCTCAGAATTAGACGGCTAAACACACTCAACTCACAGGAAAAATGGAACGCCCTACACCAGCAAGGCATAGGGCGAAGTGCAAGAACCGCTTTATAGTCTGTCTTGGCATGACAGCCATTAGGCCGGGCAAACGCGTTTCACTTGCTCCACGTTTTATTGACTTTCTGCCTGAATCACAGGCTATCTTGAAATGCAAAAAACCGCCCTATAAAGGCGGTTTATATAGCTATTTCCAAACTATAGCATAATTGTATCAAAAGTGTTTCATGCCGTCAAGAGATAATCACTTATTCCGTGTCCAAAATTAGGCAAGCTAAATTTGATGCCGTCTGATGCAACGGGTTTAATTCGCTGACCCTGTTAGGCTGCCCATTGCCATCATAAACAACTTTTATGCCACAATCGACGGCGTACGTTTGTGCGAATTGTCCATTTCTATTCATCTCATCAAAATTTCGAGCGGGAATAATCGCATACCCGGCTTGCTGTTGTTGTTTGATTGCTGAAATGGACATTGAGGCAAATCTGCCCGTAGCCCTAGCATCAATGAACATGAAATCGCCGCTTCCATAGACTTTATAGTTGGTTCCCGGCGGTGTCTCTATATATTGCAATCCAAATTGTTCTGCTTCTGACTTTGCCATCACCATGCTAGATATTACTGCCAATATCATTGCCAACAATGTTTTTTTCATCTTCATCTCCTAGAATAAACCATCTACCTGTTTAGGTTTACCATCACTCGAAATATATTACAGAACAATTATACATATTTTTACACAACCTATCAGCATAAACAAAAACTACCCAATAATCCCCGCTTGCCTAAACTCCGGCTCCAGTTTGCAAATGGCGCTATCAAGCAGTCCGGCCACAATTCCTCCAACCTGTTTCTTTTTCCGCCACAACGTTACGCGGGCAATATCAAATCTGTCTTGTATCTCCATCTGCTTGGGGCTACCTGAAAAAATATGCGACAGCAGGGCATCACATATCAGCAAGTTCACGCCCTCGTTCTGCTCTTCGATATAGGCGGTAATATCCACAATCCCGCTTAAATTCTCGCTGTATTCACACTCGACTACTGCAAGCTCGTAGCGATTCAATACGCGCTCAATACGGCTGATAATCATCGCGGCGTTTGCGTGGGTTTCGGCCTGCGTTAAATCTCCACCGCCACCTGTAACGCCTTTACTCTCGCACCAAGCGCAAACTGAAGCCGTGTTGTTCAACGGCTCCATTCTCACGCCACGGATTTTATAAACATCCGCTAAAACCTGCTCAACCGTGTGATACATCTTTGCCCCTTAAAATTCCCAAATTAACCCGAAGTTTCCTGCCGCCCATGCCTGCAAGCGGTTTTGATAGTCTGTCATCTCTGCCGTGTTTAGCGTTGTCGTGCTGATTGGCGTTTTGACTTCTGTGCCGTCCGGCATGGCTTTTAACTCAAAGCCTAAAAACATTCCCTTACAATATTCGTGCCATGTTTCCGCGCTGTATCGCCTGCCGTTGACCCACGCTTTATCTGCCAGTTCGCCGTATATTTTCCACAAGCGGCGGTTCTGCTCGACGCTCCGTTTGGATTTGTGCGGGCGGATCGTGATATCCAAATTCCCATTCTCAAACCACCCGTTCAGATTGTCCCAAATAGACCGCATGACTTCCTTTTTGTTTTTCGGTGTCAGCGTGAATTTCGCCTCATTCATTCTAATAATTAATCCTGAAACTTTTGGCGAACAAAATAGCAAAAATCAATACGCCGATAACTATCCCAAGTAAAACCAAGCCAATTACTAAAATCCAACTCATTTCAAACGTCCTTTCAAACTGTCAATATCCATTTAAAATATACTCAACCTGTTCCAACAATTCCCTTTCCGTTCCGTATAAGCTTTCAAACGTTCGCGGCGCGGCGTGAAAGGCTATCCCTACCCCACCAGTCCGATGATGTGCAGGGCATAGCGGAATCGTCTCAAAATGGCTGTTCCGCCGTCCTATCCCTGCACCATTTCGGATATGGTGTACCTCTGCCGGCATGTTGTATCGCCCCTCATTACGACAGACGATACAACCGAGAGAAGCCACGCGCTCAAGGTGCTTCTTTTCCTCTTTGGTTTTGCTCATTGCCTCAGTCTCGTTTCATCTTTTTTTCATCTATTGAATTTAAAAAATTCAATGTATCTAGCAATGACTGGCGTGCCTCCATATATTTTTTAAGCCTACTGAAATCATCGCTCTGTAAAACTTTCAACCGCGACACGTTCAAGTTATCGTTCAAATCAGCAATTTTTACAGCGAGAATGATTCTGTCATTATTTGTTTTGGCGTATTTTTTTATTTTTTTTATATAGCTTTTATAGCCAACCCCATCCGCCCTAGTTAATACACTTACCCGATTAATAACAGAATTACTCACGCCGTAAAGATATAAATCATCTGCTGTTAAATCTGTATCTTCTAAAACATCGTGCAGAAATCCTGTTAAGTAAGAACCTTTAACTATTTTTTCAGCATAATTCGCAACACGATGCAAATGACCAATGTACGGGCTACCGCCCCTGTCAACTTTCCCTTTGAATTTTGCGAAAACAATTTTTTTTAAATCCCTCATTCATAAAACTCCACCAATACCGAACCGCCTTTTACCGGCGGCGCACGGTCAATAATAATTGGGCAAAACTCGCTATCATCACAACCAATCGCAAGCGCAATACCATCTAACGCTGCTTTCATGCTTGCGTGCATATTGTCTAAGTCTCGCCGCCTCCTATCAGGAGGGGAAAACAGCAATCTGAGCTTTCTTTGCTGAATCCCCTTTAATCCTGCCTTTTCTGCAAGCGTGTAAGCCTCAT